AGGTATTCTAATATCGCTTCAAGTTGTTGCAGTTGACCAAATCTCTGTTCTACTATACCCGGCAATGCCGCTGATGCTTTTTCAAGATTTCCGTATATTCTGCATTGTTTTTTTGCTTCAATTAATTCTTTATCGAAATATGCTGTGCAATCTGGAATCTTATCTAGTGATCTGCTTACTTCAAAATACCAATTAGTCATCTTCACCGTATCCGTCTGACTCTTCATCATCTTCTCCAAACACAGTTGCAATCGCTTCTTCTAGTTTGGGATCATATTCTGCAGATGCTTTTATTTCATCATGCTCAATACCTATGTCTTCGAGGCTCTTGATGAAGTCTATTGCACAATCTGATTTCTGTCTTTCCGGTACGTAGTGGACTATTGAATTCCAAAGTCTTTCAATGTCTTCGTGAGTAAAATCAATCATCTTCTTTCGCTTTGTTTTCAACTTCTTCTGTTACATTAGAGAAGTCTGCCATAAGCATATCTAATTTATCACCTGTCCATTGTTTTCTGAAATCTAAGTGCTCTTTACCCTTAGAATCTACGTATTTCAACCTATTTCCTTGTTGCGTTAGCACACCTTTCTTTTCGAATAAGTCTACTAATCCGCTGTATGGATCCATTCCTGTGTCGTATGGTATCTTTACTTGCACACTTTCAAATGGTTTGGCATATCTTGTTTTCATTACTTTGCAGGCCGCTCTTATACCTCTAACGTCAGATATTTTATTGCCTTTTTCGTCTTCTTTAAGTTTTAATTTTTTCATTGCAATTACAATCGAACTTGCATAAATGAAACCCTGTCCACCAGATATTTTATCATCTGGATCAAACATATCTTGCGATGCGTATGTGTGATTAGTTGCTATAAGTCCGACGTTCCAACTACCAAACATATTGACACAATTTCTTACAAGTGCCGTTAAGGCCTTAGGTTTTCTACCCAAGTCACCTTTCATCTCACCTTTTTCAAACTGGTCTACATCTGTTGGTGTTAACAACATACCTAAAGAATCTATAACAAATAAAACTTTTGGTGCTGTTTCTTTGTTGTCGGCGTGTTGTTCTTTATAACCTTTCATAAACTCTGAAACGGTTTTTGCTACATCGTCGATCATGGATAAACTTAATTTCAAAAGTTTTTGTTCTGATGTGTCAACATTCAAAGCCTGTAACCAAGTTTCGTCTAGTGCATTTTCTGAGTCAATTAATATAACAAATATGCCTTGTTCTTGTGCGTTTCTAATTATGTTACCGGATGCTATGTATGATTTGCCTGCTCCTGATTCACCTGCTAATACAGAAACTTTGCCTAAAGGCACACCTCTGTTGAAATCTCCCGATATCAAATAGTTCAGTGCATAGTTACCGGTTGATATCCAATCTGTTGGGTCACTGAATCCTATGCCTAACCCTTGTATTGATTTCGTTATACTCTTTCTAAATTTTGTTGCGTCAAATACTTTTGTCATAATATTCCTATATCAGTATCCAAAGGATAATTGCCACGATCAATACCCATGCAGGTATCTGCTTGATTAGTATCCATTCTACTGCTTTTATAATTTTTCTTTTTATATCCATACTCTATGTTACTACACAAGGCCCAAATAGTCAATATCTGGGCCTTGGTAAATGTCAGATTATTTTGCTTGTCTTGATCTGATCAGTTTCAGTATGTCTTCTGCTCTTTTGGCACTGTCGCCCGCCGGAGCCGCCGTTGCCGGAGCCGCCTGGGGTTGTGGTGCTGGTGCAGTTTCTACTACTGGTGCTGATACAGGTTCAGTTGCTGGCGCCTGTGCCACAGGTGTCTGTGGTTTTTGATAAGCCACGCCTGCTGGTCTGAAGTACTGTCCGTACTGTTCAAGATCATAAGCCTCACCTTCAACAGATTTCTCAAATAATTCTTTGATTATTTTTATTTCTGCTTCGGTTGGTTCTTTTGGTCTGAAGTCGTTCAAATTGAACAAACCGTTAGTGTCGATTGCGGATCTTTCTGCTTCGTCTAACGCTCTTTCTCTTCTCGACCACTTTGAAGTTGAGTAGTCAGCATAACCACCTTTTGTGGTTTTTGTTATCCTGAAGTCCACGCCTTTAACGTAGTCAGTTGGCATTTCTTCCATCTCTGGATCCATTAATGCTCCTCTGATTATGTTGAAGATCTGAGGTCCAATAATAAATCTTCTGACTGGATTCTCAGGTGTCGTGTCCTCATTTAACGGATTGTTTACTACAAAACCTTGGAAAATATAACTTTTCTTTTTCCAATATTTTCTGCCCATGTCTTCCATGCTTTTGTCTTTGAACCATGGTCTCACTTCTGTGAGTACAGGACAAGTTTTGCCATACATCTCCATGCACGGTACTTGTACTGTGACCGGTCTTGAATCTGTTTGACCCTTTATACCATTAAATGGTAACTTGATCATATTTCTTTCAGTCCAGAAAAACGTGTTGTTTGGATCCTTGTCAGGTAAGAATCTAACTACTGCTTCTGAGCCTTCCGATATATTCCAGTGTGGGTAGATGGCGTTGTCTCCGCCAGTGTTTGAAGTGGAGCGATTCACTTCTTGTGATTTTAACTTCGCTCTTATTTCAGCCAATGATGCCATAATGTAAGCCTCCTATATTGCCTATGTTGTTTGTGCCTAAATGTATATTAAGCATTATCACTATAATATACAATGATATTTATCTAATGTCTAGTACTATTATTGGTAAAATGCGAGGTTTTTAATACGATCTATTTGATTGTCGTATGCCATTTCTTCTTCTGAGAAAAACTCTTCTAGTTGTAGTCCTGCAAGTTCGATTGCATCTTTAAGTGTGTACTCTTGGTCTCCAACTTTAAATTTGTCACCTGCTTTCATACCAGCCGCTTTGGCTTTTTGCACAGCCTGTGCAAATTGATTGCCTTCGTCAGTTTTGTCTGCGTATCTCGGGTCACCCGCTTTCATTCTTTGGTATGCAGGATTATTCATCATTTTGTCTGCTTTTGTAACGTTAAGTTTTGTAGCGTTCTCCTTGTCTTTCTTTTCAATTTCTTTATCTCTTGGAAAATCTCCCATCTTTGCATATTCCTCAACATTAGGATTTACAACTGACTCTGCCCACTCTTCAAATTCAGCGGCTTCGCCCCTTGCTCTTTTGTCAAGTTTAGGATGTTTTTTAGGATTGAATTCTTCCGGATCCATTCTTACTTCTTTTTCAAATTCTGGATCTTTTTCCATTTTCTTGTAGTCATCAATATATCTTTTTGCTAACTGTATCGCAATCTTTTTGTTTTTCATGTAGTCTGGTGTTGGTTTAAATGTTGCTGAATTTTCTTGTTCCATTTCATCTGCAACTCGAGATGCAAAGTTTGCCACTCTGTCTTCCTCGCCAGATTTAGTTAAAAGCCTTGATGCTATATCTGAAAGTATTGAGCTCAGCATTGTATTTTTGTTTGTGAATTTTGTATTTCTTAGCATCTTGTCTGCGGCATCGTCTTTTCTCAATATTAATTTTTTATTTGGATCAGTTAAAAAACTTTGCACAATCGGTGCATGATCAACCGGTGGTTCAACTGGTGCGTCGATTGGCTCTTCACCTTTGTCAAGTTCGTTTACTTGTTCTTCTTCTTTAGGTGCGTTTTCTAGTTCTGCCATTACCTTATCTATTAATGGAAAAGCATCTTCTACTCTTTTATCTAAATTTGTCATTGTAAATTTTTCTCTTAATTTTGCCACTGTCTCGTCATCAAGCACTTGGTCTTCTGATTTTTTAAATGTTTTACAATGTGCTTCATAATGTTTTTGTTTTGCAAGATTTCTCATGTACTCTCTTAAATTTTCTAATTTTAATTTTGTATTTTCGATTATGTCGCCTGCGTTGTCATTTAACTGATCTTTATTAGAAACATATCTTGCAAATGAATTTAATTTTGCTATGTCCTCTGAAGTTTGGATTATGTGCTCTCCAAATTCATCGTGTGGTCTACCACCGTTTGCAACGTGTCTCATCATTGCTCTCGCACCTGCTAGGTGTGTCATTGGATACTTGAATCTCTCACCGTCCTCGTTCTCGATGTATAATGATTGTATCTGTCTTGATCTTGCACCTGGCACAGTCTCATCAACTTTGCCTTTGTGTCTGATTATTAATTTTGTTTTGTCTAGATTCTCATATGAACGTTTTGCTGTACCTGTTAGACCTTCGTTCACGCCTGCTAATTTAGTGATTCTTGCTAGTTCTTCTGACATTTCATCAGTATTTACCGTTTTGTTCGTATCTGCAAGATTTTCATAATCCTGCTTCGTTAGGTTGTTTTTAGTGATATC